GAGTTGGAATGTTTTTAGAATTAATAAAAAATTATGTCATTTCTAAAAAACAACAGGCTCTCTTAGTTGCTGATTGGTGCGCTTACAAAGGTAGACGAAGAAATTTAACAGAAACTGATCTAAATATGATCAACAATATTCGTCAACTCAATGCCCGTGGCAGAGTCCGCTAACTTAACAATTTTAACAAAGGAAATTTATCATGCCTTTAGGTACCAATAACGTAGTACAATCGACAGTCAACACCGCAGGTTTTATTCCTGAGGTATGGTCTGATGAAATCATCGCTGCTTACAAGAAGAACCTAGTAGCAGCAAATCTATTCAAGAAGATGTCCATGAAGGGTAAGAAGGGCGATGTTATGCACTTCCCGTCACCTGCTCGTGGCTCTGCTGCTGTTAAGAGTGCTTCTTCGCAGGTTACTCTGATTGCTGAGAGTGGCACTGAGAAGACTGTCACGATCAACCAGCACTATGAGTACAGCCGTTTGATCGAAGACTTTGCTGAAGTTCAGGCTCTGTCCTCGCTGCGCCGTTTCTATACGGACGACGCTGGTTACGCTCTTGCTACCCGTATCGACACTTCGTTGATTGAACTTGGTCGTGGTGCTCAGGCTGGTTCTGGCACAGCAGCTTACAACAAAGCATACCTTGCTGGCGATGGCTCAACGCTTTATGTTGACGGCACCAACGTAGGTACGGCTTTGACGGATGCTGGTCTTCGCCGTGCAATCCAGCGTTTGGATGACAGCGATGTTCCGATGGATGGACGTTTCTTAATCGTTCCTCCTTCGACCCGCAACACCATGATGGGTCTTGCTCGCTTTACTGAGCAGGCTTTCGTTGGTGATGGCGCTACCATCCGTAACGGTCAGATTGGTGACGTATACGGCGTTAAGGTCTTTGTAACGACCAACGCTGATACAGCAACGACAACGACCACCCGTATTGCTCTGTTGGCACACCCAGAGGCATTTGTTCTGGTTGACCAACTTGGTGTTCGTGTTCAGACCCAGTACAAACAAGAGTACCTCGGTACCCTGTTGACTGCTGACACGCTCTACGGTGTTGGCGAGTTGCGTGATACCTCTGCTGTGGCTCTTGCTGTTCCTGCCTAATCGGGAATGACAATCGGGGGCTGGCTCACAAGGCTGGCCCTCTTCTAACCACTTAAGGAGATTATTATGCCTATCAATCAAGGTCGTTCCCAGTTTCAGGGTTTGTTCTCTGAGATGTGGACTCATTCTGAGTCTGTTGACTTCGGAAACGCTTCTGTCGGTTCTGGTACATTTGCCTCTGTCGATGTAACAGTTCCTGGTGTTGCTCTTGGCGACATCGTTATGGGTGTTTCTATTGCTGTAGATACTGTAGACACCGTTATCGCTGGTGCAGTAACTGCTGCTAATACGGTCACTCTGACGGTTCTAAATAACACTGCTGGCGCAGTAAATCTTGCTCCCGCAATCGTAGATTTTATTGTAGTTCGCCCAGCATTCTAAACCTTACGGTTTTGCCTCTTAGGAGGCTTTTCTTTAGCATCTTTGCTAAGGGTGTTAAAGAAAACAATATAGAGGAAATAAGATGATACCTCACACCTTCCCTGCAATACTAACGACTACACAGCTAAGTCAGATGACAGTGGCTACGATTACGCCAACAACTGCTCAGATTGCCTGGTTAGACTACATCCCTGTTACACTTACCACCACACAACCTACTGCTTTAAATAGTTACGATATTGGCGGTGCTATCGCTGCTAACCAGATTACACCAACAACTTCTCAAATAGCCTGGCTCGATTATGTTCCAGTTCAGGCTTTAACAACTTCGGCTATGACAGCATTTTCTACCGATGCTGGTGGTTTTATTCCGCTGTATAAGCCTTAAGGAAAATAAACTATGGCTATCTATCGTGGTCCAGGCGGTTCAGGAGATGCGACAGCAGACTCTGCTAATACCGCACAGTTAGCACTAACTTACGCTAACCAAGCTGTTGCTAGTGCTACCGCAGCGTCTACCTCCGCAACCAACGCATCAAACAGTGCATCAGCGGCTTCAAGTTCAGCCTCTACTGCCAGCACCGCAGCTACCAATGCCCAGACTGCTGAGACAAACGCTGAGACAGCAGAAACCAACGCTGAGACAGCGCAGGCCGCAGCCGAAGCTGCTCGTGATGACTCAATCAACCTAGCCACTAACTTCACGGCTACGGCTACTACGCTATCGCCAGGATCTAGTGCAACAGCCTCTTACAACTCTGGTACCTATACCCTAACCTTAGGCATCCCAACAGGTGCTACTGGCTCTACAGGCTCTACAGGGGCTACTGGTGCTACTGGACCAGCAGGACTTAACTGGCTAGGTGCCTACGCTGGCGGTACAACATACGCAGTGGATGATGCAGTCAGCTATAATGGATCTTCTTATGTTTGTAAGTTGGCTTCTACTGGTAATCTACCTACTAACACTACTTATTGGGACACTCTAGCTGAGAAGGGCGCATCTGGCTCTGGCGCTGGCGATGTAACTGGTCCCTCCTCTGCTGTTAATAATCGCTTTGTAGCCTTTGACGGAGTAAGCGGTAAACTAATCAAAGACAGCGGATTTACTTCCTCTAGTTTTGAAACTGCCGATGCTACAATCCTGAAGTCTGCTGCAATCGGTGTTTCTGTACAGGCTTATGATGCACAGTTGGCTGATGTTGCTGGCCTTACCCCTACAGACAATGGGGTCATTATTGGCAACGGAACTAACTTTGTTGTCGAGTCTGGGGCTACATTAAAGACCTCTCTTGGCCTGACTATCGGTACAGATGTACAGGCCTACGATGCTCAACTTGCTGATATTGCTGGCTTGACACCTACTGATAATGGTGTTATAATTGGTAATGGTACTAACTTTGTTGTGGAGTCTGGAGCAACTTTAAAGACTTCTCTTGGTCTAACTATTGGCACAGATGTACAGGCATACGACAGTAACTTAACATCGTTTGTTAATACATTTACCCTGCCAACGACAGACGGCACAGCAAACCAGGTATTACAAACTAATGGATCAGGAACACTTTCTTTTGCATCGGCTAGTGGCGGTATCACAACAGGCAAAGCCATAGCTATGAGTCTTATTTTTGGCGGATAAATTATGAGTTTTTGGACAGCAGAAATGAAATATGCTGCTAGCGACCGAATGAAAAAAATATGGTCAGATAGCTCAGAAAGACAAAATAGGTCAATTTCTGTTCGTAGGCCGCCAAAATGTCCTGGGTGTGGTGAAAACGATATTTCTAAGTTTTATCAAGACAACAGCGGAAAAAGAACAAACGCACACTGTAAAGAATGTCATAAACAAAAGTGTAAAACTAGATGGCATTCTAAAACACCAATAGAAAAACAAGCAACAAGAGTTAAAGCAATGTATGGGATTAGTCCTGAAGAATACATTGAAATGCACAAACAACAAGATGGAAAATGTGCAATTTGCGAAGAAAAACCAACAACTAAAAGAGGATTGCATTTAGACCATAATCACAGCACAGGACAGGTCCGTGGACTATTATGTCACGGTTGTAATGTTGCATTAGGGTCTTTTAAAGAAAACACAGATTTACTTGGTAAGGCTATAGAATATCTAAGGAGCAAAAATGGCAGCACCTAATATCGTAAACGTAGCAACCATCACAGGCAAAACCAATGTGGTGGACTTAACTTCAACATCAGCAACGTCAGTTGTCAGCAACGCAGCATCCAGCGGAAAGGTCTTCAAGATCAACTCGCTGATCGTTGCCAACGTAGATGGCACAGCTAACGCTGACATCACCATCAACTTATATTCAGCCGCTGCGCTTGGTGGAACAGCCACTCAGATTTGCTCGACTGTTGCTGTGCCTGCTGATTCCTCGCTGGTGGTGATTGACAAGACCTCTGGTATCTACCTTGAGGAAGATAAGTCTATCGGTGCAACGGCTGGTTCATCAAATGACCTCAAAGTAATCTGCTCCTACGAGGAAATCTCCTAATGCCTAAGTGGAATGGTGGCGTTATTGGGGTCGCCAATAACCCCACTATATCTTCTGCAAAGGGAATCTGGTCGCTGTCAGAGGCAACTAAAGCGATACGTGCTGGATTGTGGCCGCCTTCCAATGCCGGTGCTGACCCGTACTTTGAGAACGTCACAATGCTGTTGTCTGCCGATGGCACTAACGGCGCACAGAACAATACGTTCTTAGACTCCTCGACCAATGCGTTCACAATTACCCGCAACGGTAACACCACGCAAGGCACGTTCACGCCGTTTGCTAAGCCTGATGGGCGGTGGTCAATATACACACCAGATTCGTCAAGCAACTATATCAACTTTACAACTTCTGCCGGAACACTTTTTCAATTTACGGGTGACTACACAATTGAGATGTGGGTATACCCAACATCTATCAGCGGCGATGGTAGTTTGTATGTTGTAAGTGACAATAGCAATTATCACGCATTAAACATTGATGCAACAAATTACAACATATACCTAAATTCCTCTTCTATAACCTCTTCGTTTTCACATGGATTAGTGTTGAATCAATGGAACCATGTTGCAATGGTTCGTAGTGGTTCTACCATTACTTTGTATACCAACGGAACATCAAGAGGAACAATTGCTAATAGCGGCACAAACGGATATTCGTCACCAGCAATCGCTCGAAATGGAGGAGGTGTTGCGAGTGTTAGGTACACCAGTAACTATCGTGTAGTCAAAGGAACTGCCGTCTATACCTCTGCGTTTACGCCTCCCACCGCACCGCTTACCGCAATCTCTGGTACAAGTTTGTTGACCTGTCAAAGCAATCGATTTGTTGATAACTCCGCTAATGCGCTTGCAATTACTGGTACAGGCGCCCAATCCATCCAAACCTTCTCCCCATTCCCGACATTGACGGCCTACGCTGCTGGCACTAATGGCGGCTCTGGGTACTTTGATACGTCTGGTGACTATCTAAACTACACTCAAACGGGTGGCGTTGGAAACGGTGATTTTACTCTTGAGTTTTGGATATACCCAACAACAATTGGAGATGCAATACGAACAGTTTGGGATTGTAGAGGTAGTGACAGCGGAACAGATGGGTTTTTCTTAG